CGAAACTCGAAATATGACATGGGGAATGTGAATCTGGACTGGTTGACCAATCGATGGAGGCTATAAAGAACGTCGAAACTCTAAATAATACACAGTAATGGGACATCCGTAACCCCTTATACAAGGAGTAATAATAAATGGCGTTTCAAATCTCTCCGGGAGTCAATGTCAGTGAGATTGACCTAACAACAATCGTCCCAGCCGTTGGTACCACTGAAGGTGCTTTCGCTGGTAGATTCGTTTGGGGACCCCAGAATGTTGTCGTTTCCGTAAGCAATGAGGTTGAGCTAGTCAACACCTTCGGTAAGCCTGACGCGAACACATTCCGATCATTCTTCACATGCGCAAACTTCCTATCATATGCACGAAGCCTCCGCGTCGTCCGAGCTGGTTCAAACACTACATCAAAGAACGCCACCGCTAACGGTACTGGCCTCTTGATTGCCAACCGAAACGACTATGAGCTAAACTACCTAGACCTGTCCGCTGCTAACTCGCACGGCATGTTCGCCGCAAGATATCCAGGCGCACTTGGAAACAGCCTCAAGGTTTCTCTATGGGCATCTCCAAACAGCACTGCATACTCTGCATGGACCTATGCTTCTGAGTTCAACGGTGCACCTGGTACATCTAACTGGACCAGCAACCTGAACGGTGCCAACGACGAAATGCACTTGATCGTTGTGGACGAAGATGGCAAGTTCTCTGGCGTGTCTGGTACAGTCCTTGAAAAGTTCCCATACCTCTCAAAGGCATCGGACGCAACCAATGACGACGGTTCTTCGAACTACTACGTCAACACAATCAATGACCGTTCTCGCTACATCTATGTTCTAAAGCATGCTCAGAACACGATGAACGGCTATACAGCTACCTCGACATGGGGAAGCCCGGCATCTGGCGTGACATTCGCCCAGGTCGAAAACTCATACACCGTGTCCCTATCTGGCGCCGTGGATACTCCAGTATCCGACGCTGACATGATCAACGCATACGACAAGTTCGCCAATGCGGAAGAGGTCGACGTTTCGCTTGTCATGACAGGTGCGGCTAACAACACAGTTTCAGAATACGTTCTGGATAACATCGTCGAAGTCCGTAAGGATTGCGTCTTGTTCGTATCTCCTGAGTTCGATGACGTTGTGGACAACGCTGGTAACGAAGTCACCGACTCCGTTGCATACAGAAATCAGTTCAACTCGTCTTCATACGCAGTAATGGACAACAACTGGAAGTACCAATTCGACAAGTACAATAACGTGTATCGTTGGGTACCTCTAAACGGTGACATTGCTGGTCTATGCGTAAGAACAGACTTTGAGCGTGACCCATGGTTCTCGCCAGCAGGATTCAATCGTGGTCAGATCAAGAATGTTGTCAAGCTAGCTTGGAACCCAACCAAGGCAAACCGCGATGACCTGTATAAGAATGGCATCAACCCAGTTGTGTCGTTCCCAGGCGAAGGCGTTGTCCTGTTTGGTGACAAGACCATGCTTGCAAAGCCATCTGCATTCGACCGAATCAACGTGCGTCGTCTATTCATCGTCCTTGAAAAGGCTATCGCAAGAGCAGCCAAGTACTCGCTATTCGAGTTCAACGATGAGTTCACAAGAGCACAGTTCGTTGCCCTTGTCGAGCCGTTCCTAAGAGACGTTCAGGGCCGTCGTGGTATCTTTGACTTCCGCGTGGTATGCGACACTACAAACAATACCCCAGAGGTCATCGACCGTAACGAGTTCATCGGCGATATCTATATCAAGCCAGCACGTTCGATCAACTTCATTCAGTTGAATTTCGTGGCTGTCAGAACAGGTGTTGCATTCGAAGAAGTCGTTGGTCGCTTCTAATCAATAACTGGCGGGGGCTCTAGAAGCCCTCGCCTATTCATAAATACAAGACATTCCTCAAGACAGGAGAAAACGTAAGATGGCCTTTAGAGTACAAGATTTCCGCGCGCAAATGAATTATGACGGTGCGCGTCCGAATCTTTTCCAGTGCGAATTGACCTTCCCGACTCTAACCTCAGGCTCGAATGCTCAACAGAAGTTCACCTTCATGGCGAGAGCAGCCCAGCTACCAGGTTCGACCGTGAACCATATTCCACAGTTCTACTTCGGACGAGAACTAAAGTTTGCGGGTAACAGAACATTCCCAGAATGGACAGTCACCATCATCAATGATGAAGATTTTGCTATCCGTGACGCATTCGAAAAGTGGATGTCTGGTCTGGATTCCCACGTCGCTAACCTTCGTGACAATTCATTCATCAAGGGCGACAATGGGTACCAGCAGGACGGCTATATCACTCAGTACGGCAAGAGAGGCGACATAATCAAGAAATACAAGTTTGTCGGTCTCTTCCCAGTTGACGTGTCTCCAATCGAACTAGATTGGGGTGCCAACGATACCATCGAAGAATATGCGGTAACATTCGCGTATCAGTGGTGGGAGTGGGCTGACGGCAACAACGGCGAAACAACTGACTCGGTTGGTGCAGCGAACTTCGCAAATCCGAACCTACCTTTCCTACAGTAACGTGAGCTATATACTGATGGGCGGGAAATCTCCCGCCCCTCTTTCCTGGAGATAATCATACATGCAGTTGTTCGGCTTCCAGATTACGCGCGCTGGTGCGAATAAAGAAAACAACAAACCAGTACCAGAGCCAACGCAAAAGACTTTCTCGCTGCCATCTAACGATGACGGCGCAGTTACTATACAGTCTGGTGCGTATTATGGTCACTATGTGGACTTGGACGGTATCGTTCGAAATGAAATCGAGCTTATCACCAGGTACCGTGAAATGGCTATCCAGCCAGAACTTGAGGGCGCAATTGACGATATTGTCAATGAAGCAATCGTTCACGATGATTCGGGACGAGCCGTCGAGATTAACCTAGACGATCTGGATCAGCCAGAGTCGGTCAAGGAGAAGATTCGAGCAGAGTTCGAATTCATGCTCCGACTTCTAGACTTCGGAAACATGGGACACGAGATATTCAGAAGATGGTATATCGACGGTCGCCTGTTCTATCACATCGTAATCGACACAGCCCAAGTTGGCAAGGGCATCCAAGAAATCCGATATATCGATCCTCGCAGAATCAGAAAGATTCGTGAGATTCAGAAGAAGAAAGATACCCAGACGGGTATGGATATCATTCATAAGCAGAATGAGTACTATCTATACAACGAACGCGGTATCATCGGTGCCCATTCCAACCTAGGTTCCAAGATTGCTGTGGACGCAATCGTCAACGTCAATTCTGGTCTCATGGACGCAAAGCGTGCCATGGTGCTATCGTATCTCCACAAGGCTATCAAGCCTCTCAATCAGCTTCGCATGATCGAAGATGCCACGGTCATCTATCGACTATCCAGAGCGCCCGAGCGCCGCGTATTCTACATTGACGTTGGCAACATGCCTACAATCAAGGCGGAGCAGTACCTCAAGGAT